ATAATAATTTTTATAAAATATTAAATTTATTATTTAAAATACATTTTTTTAAATCTAATATTAATTAATATATTTCAAGAAAATAGATTAATATTAATCTATTTTCTTAATTCCCGTGCTCCATTATCAATATTTATTATATCAATAAATGACGTATTATATTGATATTCTGGTAATAATATTTGTCCAAATATATTATCTAATATAATATTAAATTTTCTTTCATTATCATCATTACTTGCTACCATAATTTTATTATTTAATAATTCAATTGTAGAGTCTTCATTTTTAATATGAAATAATCTTTCAATTAAATTATTTATCTCTAAATATTTGTATAGATAATTTGTAATTTTAAAATCTTTTATTATTATATAATAATATAATGTTAAAACTATTATCATAATACATGATGAAAAATTAGATTTTTTTAATGGTTCGTGTTTTGTTCTATATGGTATTGCATAACAATATTCTGGATGAATTCCCCAATTACTATTTTCTTTTAATTTATTATTTTTAATTTGAAATAATATATTATTTATATCTTCAACTAAAAATGGAATATTTTTAATATTTGTTTCATCCAAGTTTATATCTTCTTCTTTTATTAAAATATTTGTAGGATCTTTTTTTAATTTATATATTAATGGTTTAATAATAGTTATTATTTCAGTAATTTCTCTTGTTTTTTCCTCTGTTATATTAAAATTACTTTGTAAAGGATCTAAAATACTATCAAATTCATCAATTAACATAATTGTATTTTCATTTTTTTCAATATTATTTAATTCTCCATTTAAAAAATTATATTTTATTTCACTATCAGAAAATATTTTAATATTATTATTTAAATTAAATAATCTATTATAAAAATACAAATCTTTTTCAGTTTGAGATTTTAAATGTTCAGGAACAATAATTAAAACTTCTTTTTGTCTAATAATAACAAAATATAAAGCTAATAATGGTGTTAATACTTTTGTTTTACCTTTACCCATCATAAAATGATGTAATGGATATTCTAATCCACCATCTTGATTAATATGATTTGTAAATTTAATATTAAATAAATCTATTTCTGTACTATAATTTTTTTTTTTAATATCATATAAATTTGTATTTATAGATTGTTTTTCATTATCATATTGAATATTTGAATTAATTATACTTGTATATTTTATATATTGTTCTTCTAGTAATTCATTTCCTAATATTAATTCAAAAAGTGCTTCAAATTTATATTTAAATTGATATTTTTTAACATTAAAATATTCTCTATTAATTTTAATTAATCCATAAAAATTATCATAATTATTATTATTTAATTCAACTAATAATTTTTTAATGAAATTTAATATTTTAATTATAACAAAATACTCATATAATAAATTATATTCTGAATCTAATAAATTATATATATCAGAATTATTAAAATCTAAAAAAATCTGATATAATTTTGATTTTAATTCTATTTCTAATAATGTTAATATAGTTATTATTTCTGAATATTTTTTAAAATTAGATAAATTACTAATTTTATTTAAAAACTTTATTTTAGACATATTTTGTTCATAACTATCTGTTTTATAATCTTTAATATTAAATATATCTTTTTCAATAAATTCTATATCTAAAAAGTTATCTGTATCTGAGACTTTAAAAAAGTTTATATTTGTATAATCACAAGATAATAATTCATCATTTAAATTAATTTTATTAAATATATTATAACTTTCTTTAGTTAATAAATAACCATTTTTTTTATTTATATTCTTTTTATCTATATATAATATATTATATTTATTAACATGATAATCTATACAGAATTTAATCCATGATTCATATTCTATATCATTCATTTTATTTAAATAAAAATTAGTTTCTGGATTTATTGTTATTGTATAAATACATGGTTCTTCTGTTATATGATTTAATAAGGTTCTATCAATAATATTTTTATTATGGAAATATGATACATTGTAGGTATTGCTATTTTTATATATCAAAAAAAAACAATTTTGTGGTATTACATATTTAAATGGATATATAATTTTATTATATTTTTCAACAATAAAATTATTATAGAACATTTCAATTATTTTAATAGTATAAATATTATTACTATTGATGAAGAATGAACCTTCAAATTTTATATGCATATCATGTCCTAATTTATATATATTTGATTTTATTTGTCTATAGGTTTGTACATCAATAATATTAATATTAATTAGATAAAATTGTAAAGAATCAACATTAAAAATACTATCAAATATTCCTGTATTGATTATTTTTATTTGATAAAGTTCATCATTAATTAATATATAATATTTATTTATATCATCAAAATCTGTATTAAATCCAAATGTTGATTCTTTATAAGCTATTTTATTAAATACTATATTACATTCTTCTTTAGATTCTTCAGTCGATATCTCTGAAATATCTTTTATGTATAATTTATAATTTGGAAAATGTTTTCTTATAATTTTAAATATTGATAAACTATAAAAATTTAAAACATTATCTTTATTTTCAATTAAATAACTATAAAAATCATCTTTAGAATTATTCATTTTTAATAAAATTTCTTTTAAATATGTTTCTAAATGATCAAATTTATTTGCTTTAAAAAATAATAAATTTAAATTTTCTAAAGCAATTTGTGATTTTATAATATTTTTCTGTACAAATATATCTTCTTTATTTATTATTATTTTTTTTTTTATTAATATATTACATTGATCTTTTACACCTTTGGAGATTTAAAATGCCGATTTTTTATATATTACCTTTTTGGGCTTATATTTATATATATAGCAATTTATAGATTTATATTTGAATTTATATGCAAATTATTATAAAAATATAAAAAATTGATATATTTAAATTTAAATATATAGTTATATATAATTATATGAATTCAACAAAAATGGACTTTACTAATATGAATATTAAGGCTTTTATTGATTATATTATAACATTTGATAATGCGATGGATATATTAGATACTTGTAAAACACCGCAAGATAAAGGATTTATTTTTGAAAGATTATTTGACATTGTTATTAAATTTGGATTTTGTGATGTTTTTACTAATAGTAATTATAATCACTTAATTGGAAATGCAAACAATGCTAAACTTAAAGTTTTACAATTTTTTAATCAATTTCTTAATGAAATGGTAATTAGTAGTAATTCTGGCGGATGTTCAGATATTACTTTACAAAATAAAAATGATGATACTTATATATTTATAAGTTCTAAACATCCTAAAACAACTGAAGATATTAAGAAATCAAAATCAGTAGATTATTATGATATTCAAAAAATTTTAGCAATGGCGGAAACAACAAATAAACACATTTATAAAAAGTATGAAATATTTTTAACAGTTCCTAATAAAAAGCAAGTTTTAGAAAAAGTTAAAAATGCAAATAAATCAAGTGAATATATTACTAATCATATGACAGAAGATCACATTTTAGATATAGATAATTTGAATAAGTATTTTTTAGCATTTAAACAAGATATAATTAAAAATTATAATGGTGATTGGAATGAAATATATTTAACATCTAAAGAAAATTTAGTCTTAAGATTTCATCAAGAATTGATTACACAAAAAACAAGCAACTTAATTGAAGAAGGTAATAAATCTTTTTTATGGGGTTGTAAATGTAGAAGTGGAAAAACATATATGGTTGGTGGAATTATTAATAAACAATATGATAAAAAAAACAAATTAAATGTTCTTATTATTACACCAGCACCTACAGAAACATCACCACAATTTACAGATGACTTATTTAATAAATTTAAAGATTTTAGTAAATTTAAAATTCATCATATTGAAGGGTCTAAAATGATTGATAGTGTTGAAATTGAAACTAATAATATATTTGTAATGTCTAAACAACTTTTACAAAAATACATTAATAGTAAAACAATTATGAAAATTAAAAATCTTAAATTAGATATTATAGCATTTGATGAAAATCATTTTAGTGGGACAACAGATTTATCAAAAGATATATTAACATCATATTCATCAAAAAATACAATTAAAATATATTTAACTGCAACATATAATAAACCATTAAAAGAATGGAACATTTTACCAGAATGTCAAATGTTTTGGGATATTGAAGATGAACAAATATGTAAAAGTATATTAATTGACATGAATCAGAATGATTTAGCCTTGTGTGAAGATAATTTAGAAAGATTAAAAGATAAGCATGGAGAAGAATATATAGATAAAACAATTACAAATTATAGTTCATTAGGATTATCAATAAATGATATATTTAAACCATATGAAAAAATGCCAGAATTACATCTTATTACTAATATGTTTGATAGTGAAAGATATGAAATAATTAAAGAGAGATTAAACAAAGAAAATAAAATGGGTTTTTGTTTTGATACTCTTTTTGGGCTAAATAAAACAAAGACTAAATTTAGTTTTGAAAATGAAGTTAAAACTGTATTAAGATATATATCAGGGTCTCAAAAAGAAACAGATGGAGAAAGAACTATTTTTCCGAGAATAAATAATATTTGTTCTGAAGTAGATACAAGAAATCCATTTACACAAATATGGTTTTTACCTTCTGATAATATTAATGAAATATCATTATGTTTAGAAAAATTAATGAAAGAAGACAAAATACTTAAAAAATATGATATTCTTTGTATTAATCGTAAAAATAAAGAATTGGCAAAAGATATTAAAGATGAAATTAATAAGAAAGAAATAGAAGCAAGAGAAAAGGGACAATTAGGTTTAATTCTTCTTGCTGGTAATATGCTTACATTAGGAATTACATTAAATTTATGTGATTTAGTCATTCTTATGAATAATACACTATCATCTGATAAAGTTTTACAAGAAATGTATAGATGTATGACAGAAGGAGAAAATAAAAAGATTGGTTTTGTAGTTGATCTAAATATAAGTAGAGTATTAAATACTTGTGTAAATTACACAGTTTATAAAAATGAAAAAAGTATAGATGATAAAATCAAATATTTAATACATAATCATTTAATTAATATTGATGTTGATATGATATTAAATAAAAAAGCAAATTCTGATATTATAATTAAAAAATTAATGGATATATGGAAAGAAGACCCTATAAATAGTTTTAGAACTCTTCTAAGAAAATTAGACAATGATTATGAAGAGTTTGATAATTCAACACAGAAATTAATAAATAAAACATTTACTAAATCAATAAAAGATGATAAAGTAGGTTTAGATGTAATTGTAAAAGATTCTGATGATGAATTACAAGATTTACCATCAGGAAAAGAAAAAGAAAAAATTAAAAATGATAGTGAGTCTGAAAAATATGAAGAAGTTGAAGAGGAAGAAAAAAAAGAAGAAGAAATAAAAATATCATTTACTAAAGATGTTTTACCTTATGTAATACCATTAACATGTATATTGACAATTAAAAATACTAATATGGATTTTGTAAAAATGTTAAATGATATAAAAGAAAATCCAGAATTATTAGATACATTTGATGACCAGTGTTTAATATGGTGGAATAAGAAAGATTTAATAGATTTAATAAAAGATATAGTTAATAAATATTTTGATAAAAATTCAAATACATTTAATATCTCAATTCAATTTAAGATGTCATTACAAAGTTTAATAGATAATCCTAAAGAGTTATTAGAATTAATAAATGATTGTTTAAAGCCTAAAGATATAGAAAAAAAAGAGAATGGAGAAGTATTTACACCTATGAATTTAGTAAATGAGATGTTAGATAAATTACCTTTACAAATATGGTCAAATAAAAATATTAAGTGGTTAGATCCAGCAACAGGAATGGGTAATTTTCCGATAGCAGTATATTTAAGATTAATGGATGGATTAAAAGATGAAATAGAAGATATTAATGAACGAAAAAAACATATATTAGAAAATATGTTATATATGTGTGAATTAAATAAAAAGAATGTATTAGTATGTAATCAAATATTTAATTTTAATAATGAATATAAAATAAATTTATATGAAGGCGATACATTAGAATTTAAACCTTTTGAAACATTTAAAGTTAAACAATTTGATGTAATATTAGGAAATCCACCATATAATAAAGGTGGTATTCGTTCTCATACAGGAAAGCAATTAGGAGACAAAAATGAAACAATTTGGACAAAATTTATAGAGAAAGCATTTAAATGGTTAAAACCGAATGGTTATTTAGCATATATAAATCCATTAAGTTGGTTAAAAAAATCACATTCATTACATAATATAATGTTAGAAAAACATATTATATGGATGAAATTATGGGATAATATTAAAAGTTTAGCAACTATAAATGGTAAAATACCAATTTCATTATTTGTATTACAAAATAAATTAAATACTGAGAAAAAAAATACTGAAATTATTAGTGAAATACAAAGTAAAAAATTAAAAACAACATCAAATGAATATTTAAATAAAGATTATTCAATACCATTAGCATATCACAGTATATTTAATAAGTTGATAAATTTTATTGAAACAAATAATTTAAAATTAGAATATAGTACTAAAACAGTAAAATCAATAGGGGTGAAAACAAAAATACCATCTAATTATAAATTAGAAGATATGCTAGCAATTGATACATATACAATTAAAGATGGGCTAATGGTAAAAAAAATGACTGAAGAACATCCAGATATGAAAATAAAAAAGTTAATTATATCAAATAAATCAAGTTTCACAGGTGCTTTTATAGATGATGGTAAACTTGGATTAACTGGTAGTGATAAAACTTATATTATTGGAGATAATTTAGAAATTATACTAAAAATGCTTAAATTTAAAATTAGTGATATTATTGGTCATTTTACAAAATATAGACAAGACTTTTTAGAAAAAGAAGTATATACTTATTTACCAGATATTCGTAAATTAGGATTAGAAGATATTGATGAAAAAGAATTTTATCAATTAATAGGATTAACACAAGATGAAATAAAATTATTTGATAAAAGTAATATTATTATTGATGATACAAATAGTCAAACTGATAATACAAGTGATGAAAATGTTATTATTCCTAAAGTAGCAAAAAAGAAAACTACTAAAAAAATTACAATTGATAAAGTTAAAAAAGAAGAAAATCAAATAGAAGATATTGGAACAGACAAGTATAAAGAAATTAAAAAAGAAGATAATATTTTAATTGAAGAAGATAAACCTAAAGAAGTTAAAGCAGTTAAAAAGATTAAAGTTAAGAAAGAAAATAATATCATAATTGAAGAAGTTAAAGAGGTTAAAAATATTAAAATTAAGAAAGAAGATAATATTTTAATTGAAGAAGATAAACCTAAAGAAGTTAAAGCGGTTAAAAAGATTAAAGTTAAAAAAGAAGATAATATCATAATTGAAGAAGATAAACCTAAAGTTAAAACAATTAAAAAGGTTAAATCCAAAAAAGAAACAAATGAAATTTAATAATATATAATTACATTTTTCAAAGAGTTTTAATGATGAATAAATTTATTTATTGACTAATATATAAAAAATTATAATTTTTATATATTATTTTTTTTTATATCATAATTATTATAATATGCCACCACATAAAAGTGAAGATTATAAAATTAGTGCTGTTGAATATTACTTAAATAGTAATAAAACACAAGAAGAAGTATGTGATATTTTCAAGTGTTCTGTTAGAAGTCTAATGCGATGGGTTGATAGATATGAAAATGAAGATAGTATTAAACGACATAATAGAGACCCTATTTCATATAAAGTTAAAAAAGATCATGTTAAGTTTGTTTTAGATGAAATAAAAAAAAATAAAACAATAACTATAGAAATATTATTAAATAAATTAAAAGATAGATTTAAAGACTTAGAATTAACAAGAAGACATTTATCAGATATAATTAAAGATAATAATATATCATTAAAATTAACACATATAAGACATGAACCTAATAAAAGATTTGGAAAAGATATTGATATAAATGAAAAATTAAAAGAATTCTATGATGAGATAAAAAAATACAATATAAAACATATAATTTGTATAGATGAATCAAGTATAAATGCATTACAAAAAAGACATCATTGTTATAACAAAGTTGGTAAAAGATGTGTAATTACGACACAATCACAGGAAGTATTTAAGAAATACACAGTAATATTTGCAATTGGTTATAATGGTGTATTAGGATGGACTTTATATGAAAAGGGAGGAATTGATAGTAATAGATTAAAAATTTTTTTAGAAGATAATATAACATCTAAATATAAAAATAAAGTAATAATTTTAGATAATGCAAGTTCTCATAGAAATGAGATGATAAGAAACTTAATAAATAAAGATAATAATTTATTATATTCAATACCATATCAACATTTTACAAATGCAATAGAGCATTATTTTAGCATCTTGAAGGCAAGATTACAAAAAATGGAAGGTTTAACTTATAATGACTTAAAATTAAATATAGAAAAAGCCATTAAATCTATACCAAAAGAAACTTATAAAAATTTGTTAATAGGTTCATATAAAAGAGATGGAGAATATATAAAAAAACCATCAAGAAAATCAAGCAAAAAAATAAAAAAATACAAAGAATAATTACCTATTTTTTGTAAAAAAATCGGCATTTTAAATCTCCAAAGGTGTAAAATATTTATTTCATTTATATATATTTTAAAAAATATATCTATGTCTTTAGTATTTATTAAACCATTATTTATACTTTTTCGATTTTCACCAGGATAAGAAATATATTGATGTTTATATATCTCTTCATTTATTATTTCTTTTATAGTGTTTTGAATATCTGGTTCATGTCCATGTTTTTTTAATTCACTCCAAGATGTATATAATTCTTTTTGTTTTTTAAAAATGTTATCCCAAAATTTTTCGATTGTGTTTAAAAATTTTTTATATATATTTATATTAAATTTTAATGAAGGATATAAATCATCATCTACTATATTTGTAATGAGTCCGTCTTTATAATTCCTACTCATTGTCATGTCAAAACTATACATTATACACCAACGAATACTTAATCTAATCTGATCCCAAATCTTTTTTTTATTAAATAATTCTTCAGTAGATAATTCTTCGCTAGATAATTCTCTATATAATGTAATTATATTATTCTCTTCATTAAAATCTTTTGTATTATGTAATTCATAATTAAAATCAAAATTAATATTATCATATAGTTTTAAAATTATTCTATTATTTTCATCAGTTATAGATTTTAAATCTTTAAAATCATACCATATATTTAAATAAAATAATATTAGATTGTGTCGATATTTTTCATTTTCTTTTTTAAAAATATCAAATATATTTAATTTTATAAATATATTTGAATAATAATCACTATAAACATTAAAATCATCATTATTATCAAAATTTTCATGTAAATATTTTGGATTATCATACAAAAAAATTTTTGTTTTACTATAATTTTTTAGTGGAATATTATAAGGAATTAAAGAAATAGTATATTTATTTGTAGGATTATAAAAATTAAATCTATGTTTATATCTTTCATAATCATATGTACTTGATAAAATTGTAATAAAATCTTTTGTATTAAAGTTAAAATACATTTCTTGAATTTTATTATTACTAAAATAATTATAATCAAATTGAAAATTATATGTAGTTGTTATCATTGAATTAATAATTCTATTATATAAAAAATTACCAACTATTACCTGTATACTATAAAAAGCAGTAGCTTTATTAAAAGAATAATTAATATATTCTGAATTTTCTTTTAATTTATGCAAAATATTTCTTTTTTCATTATCTATTTTTATTATTTCGTCTTTAATTTTTTGTTTTTCTTCTTTATCTTCTTCTTGAAGACTTTTCTGTAATATTTGTAGTTTTTCTGTTAAATTATTTAGTACTTTTTCTAGTTCTATATTTGCATCTTTTTCTTTTTTTTCTTTCAATTTTTCTATGTATGCACTACATATTTTTTCAGGTATAATTTTTTTTTCTATATCTACAATTAACATATGTATTTTATGGAGGATTTCTATAAATATTTCAAATCTAATCATATGTTTTATATAGTTATTTAAATTTTGATATTTAGTATTATCATTAAAATCAAATATACTGTCATTTCCTATATCTATATAATAATCATTTAAATACATTGCATATGGAACATAATTTATATAATTACTAGGTTCATTATATAACTCATATACATTATACGTTTTTATAAATATATTATATGTATCTAATATATTTTTAATATATTTCATAATATTATCTTTTAATAATTGTTTACTTTTTATATCATTAAATATATTTGAAGATGAAGATGAAGATGAAGATGAAGATGAAGATGAAGATGAAGATGAAGATGAAGATGAAGATGAAGATGAAGATGAAGATGAAGATGAAGATGAAGATGAAGATGAAGATGAAGATGAAGATGAA